CTGAATTTTTCACGATTTCTGGCTGGATTTCTGGCTTCTGACTGGTTATGGTAAGGATTTCTGCGTTAAAAATTTAGCGTCCTTACCATAAATTTTATTTTTATACATATTTTTCACATTTTTGGCTTTGTTTTATTTGTTTCTAATTTGTTTCTAATTTTGTTTTACATTTTTATTAAAAACTTACATATTTCTAATTTGTTTCTAATTTGTTTCTAATTTGTTTTATTTTTCTCTTTTAAAACAAATTTGTTTCTAATTTGTTTCAAAAAAACAAACTTAAAGCGAATTTATATGATATTGTATAACACATGTCTCTAAAAATTACTAATAGTAGAGTATTGAATTTTTACAAAGCTAACCCAGGCCAAAATATTGATAAGAACAACTTGTTTTTAGTTGAAATGATTGAAAATATCAAGGAAAACTTCGAGAACGGAATCAATACTAATGAAACATTACAATATCTGGATAATTTTAAAACTATTGTTGATAATAACTTTAAGGATTTGGAAAATAAAGTAAACGATAACAATCTCTCCAATGAAATTAAAGCATTGGATTCTAAAATCCAGCTACTTAATAAGGATACAGAGCAGCTCTCCGAAATTAAGAACATGGTAAGCTCTCAAAAATATAACCTGACAAAGGAAATAGAGGCAATGATGAAGAACTCTGAAAATAGTAGCATTATCAATATTGGAGAGATAATTGATAAAAAACACGCAGCTATTGTTAATGAGATTTCAACAGAATTATCAAAAGGTAGTAGAGACAGCAATAATGCTTTGTCTGCAACACTCAACAATCAATTACAAGAACGATTTAATGATATTAAAAAGGAAACTGATAAAATAATCAATTCTGATAGTTCCAATAATATTAGCGTAATTGAGGGTTATTTTACCAAACTAAATGATGCGTTTACTATCTCAGAGACAAAGAATGAAAGTGATAGAAAGCATAATATTGAGCAACAACAACTTGTTGCTACAAGTCAAAACGAACTCTTATATGAGAAGCTAAATAACACAATCAAACCATCTTTAGAGAGAATAGACCAATACATCGATACTCAAACAACTAGTAATTCCAGTAGAAAGGGAAGTAATAGCGAAATGAAATTGGAGACAGTTCTTAATAAATGCTTTCCTAATTCCAGCATTGAAAACACTTCAGGTATGGCACACTGTGGTGACTTTCTAGTTAAATATAAGAGCTCATCCTTCTCATTTCATACCGACTCTAATAGTTATATTCCTGTTATTGTTGAAAACAAATGTTACAAAGACAATGTAAAGGAATTAGAAGTAACTAAATTCATTGAAGATGTAAAAGCAACTAATAACCACGGAATTTTTCTTTCTCAAACAAGCGGAATCGCAACGAAAAATAACTTTGATATTGAATTTGAGGGGACTAATGTATTGATTTATATTCACAACGTACAATACGATGAACATATTATTGTGTCTGCGTTCAAAATTCTAGAAGCCATTTTATCTAAAATCAACCTCAACAATTCCGGAGAAAATATTCCGAAGGAGAAGATTCAGGCTATTCGGAGAGAAGTCCAAGAATTCATTCAGATCAAGAGTTCATTAATTAAAGATTCAAATGATATTATTAATATTGTTAAAAAGAACCTTATTTTCAATATTGAAAAATTACAGTTTCCAAACCTTTCGTCTTTGGTTAATATCACTACTTCAGCACCAACTCATGAACACGTTTGTAACGTATGTGGAGATACATTCCCAACAAAACATTCGCTGGGTAGTCACAGAAAGAAACATACATCGAAAACAAAAACAAACAGCGTTATTGATGTAAATACCTCTTCATAAAAAAAGTCTATACAACATAATTACAACCGCAATATAAACAAAATTTTGATTATATTTATATGCAAATGTTCCAAATGATTGTTCTTCCTTTGTACACATTATACAACCCCCAAATAGAGTTTTTAATGTAATTTGCGTAAGCGAAAGTGTTGTCAATAATATTAGTATACTCCTATTTTGTATAAAAACACCTAAATATATAGAGATAAATAGGAAGATATGCGACAAATCAATAATCTTATTGTTGTCTGTTAATAATGCGAATGTAAAAATAATATGAATTAACATAATTCCATATATATAACATTTTTCAGCTTGGTTTACCTCTTCATTTCTCAATATGTATAAAAACACCGCGTCTATAATTATTGTTATTAATATCATCAAAAACTTATGAAAATTATCCATATAGATTAATTGATATATAAAAGTTCTTGTAAAAAGAAATGAACTTTACAATAAAAATTGAATACCTCGAATACTAAATTGTCAGCCTATATTATTAGTCACTCAAAATACACTATTGTAGTATTCTTTCTCGTCTTTATATCTTCCTCCTTCAATGAGAGGTCTTGCTAACCACATAAGATCAATACAAGGAAATATAATAGCCAACATCACGACAAATGAACGAATAAGACCAGTAATACCAGACCACCGGTCTTCAACGACGTTAACACGTCTTCGAATTTCAAAACATATTTCGTCTTTATGTAATAGAATTTTATCTTTATCTACATCAGATACTAATGAAATTGGAGTTCTGCTGAGTTCATCGACATATATCTCCTTATTTACACACGAATCATTGTTATTTTTTTTAAATACTCCGCTCTTTAGTTTCAGAATATGGCGAGGGAAGTCGGGTCTTAATATTACATCCCGCGCTTCACAGTATCCGTGCCAAAATATAAGTCGCAATGTTGTCTTATCTGGTGGTAGAAAACACCATCTTATTGGCATTCTTGCACGAGGGGCAAATACACGCGGGTTATTATATCTATCTTTAGTACAACCACATTGACAATTATGAGTCCAACTAATTTTGAAAGCCGTTTTGTCCTGGCTCAATGGATGAGAATCTGTAAAAAGTCCGTCATATAGTAAGTGTTCTTTATATCGGTATGGTGTAAAGCCACCTAAAATAGGAATGTGTGATGTCGCAGATAAGACGTCGATTACGTCTCTACGCGAACCGAACTTATTAAATAATGTTGTTTTATATTTCGGTGAACGTAGCGAGATAAGCTCCGTACAGACTACATTCAAACGACCATTCACAAGTTGTGAAGCATTGTCAGGAGTCAATTTTTCAATACTATTCTTCATTATACGAACCATATGTTTAAAATTTCCGCGGACTTGTTCTTCCTGTTGACACATTTCTTCTGCGGCAATTTGACCAGGGAAATCCAACGCAATCGCCGCCGCAGCAGCAGCACCCGCTGATGTTCCATAAAGTTTCGTATTTCCGAGTTCGGTAGCCTCCTGGAGCATTGTAACTACTCCAATCTGGAAAACGTAAAGCCAACCACTAGCATTAAAACTGAGTGATGGGGTTATGCTATCTTCTTTTTTTATATTGATTGGTAATAACTCTTCATTTACCATTTGAATAATGTATTTATAATACATATAATACGTATAATATTTATATTATACGAATAAAAATTGATTTAAACTGGTTTAAAATATTTAAAATCACTATGAATAGGATTTTAGTTATTAGTTCTCTTCTATGGATTATTCTCCATTACATAATTCCACACATATATGTGAAATTATGCGTTCCATTGACACCATTCGGGTTTATTCAATCCATTATTATTTCAACCACACCCCACTGTGAAGCTCTGCGATACACACTCTATGTTTCAGGCGATAATATTAAATATATGTGGATAACTATAGGAACATGTGTTATATCATTTATCTCTAATAGATTAAGTGCCAGAATTCCAAAATAAATCGGTTACCTTAAAACGATAATTTAAACCTTATAAAATAAATAGAGTAGAAAAATACAGTATAACAAACCGCAATATAATACGTCAATATTTTTCTTGATTCGTAATTAACACAAAATCCATTGAACTCTAGAAATGGGTCAATCATATTAAAATTATCATTACACAGACGATTTTCTAACATGCTAATAAAACAGCCATCAAATATAATATATAACGCTACGATTATTCCATAGTATATTATAGAGCAAGTAACTAGGATTCCATCACAGAACATTATAATAAATATAAATGCTACTGGCATTGCGAAATGATAGCTTCTTATCATAACGCCGAGAGAATACTCAGATATGCCTGTTTTTCTACATAATAATTCGAGTATATCGATGAATTTATTTCTCGTAGATTTTGACACTAGCATTATATTAATGTGTGTATTTTTTATTAAATAAAAAACGAAATATATATTTATGTATGGTATCCTTATCTGAAAATAAAGAGACACCAGATAAAGAGATTACCGATAAAGAGATTACCGATAAAGAGATTCCAGTGGTTAAGAAGGATATAACTTTCAAGGAACAGTTAGATGTATTAAATATTCATATGTTAACAAATTATCCTTTTTACATAATCACAATAATATGTATTTTCATATTGTCTCGCAAATCAACTAATAAACGAAACTACTTGGTAATGTTATTATCTCTAGTATATATCGCCTTCGCGGGCTATTTCATTCATATCATATCACACAATATTCATTATACAGAAATGTATGATAATCATCCTGTAATATATAAAAACGTTGCTGTTTTAGACAAGTGTATCCGCGGTTTTACCTGGTTCTTAGACTTTCACCACATATCTCATCACAATTCAGAAATCAATAAACAGCCGAAATACCAACTCCTAGAAGCAATCAACAATTTTGTAATGCAAGGTGCCATCGGCGTCTGTGCTGGCACGCTATATAACATGATGGACTGGCGTATGTTCATATTCTGGGGGGTATTCTATGCTTCCTTTCACATTATAAACTACACTTACTACGAGCCAACCGTCCATAGCGACCACCATCAAGATATTAACTCGAATTTAGGTATTGATATCTTTGACATATTAATGGGTACTAAACACGACTGGACCGATATAGAAAATTACAACCATTATTCATTTAATATGATAATCATCACCGTTCTTTTTTACTTTATCATATAATAGTATATGTTTCATATCGAACCATTGGTCTACATTGTCTACGTCTACTCATTCATTGTTATATTTATTAATGTAAATCCTAGTATTATTAATATATTGTTGTTCTTTACCTACTGCTTCTATACTACGTGGTTTATTGGAAACGGATGTAAACACACCTCGATAGTGGAATATAGCCCCAAACTTCTTATAACCGCTCAATACTCGCTCTTTTGTAGTGCGTGCTATTACCTCATTCATATATCCTGGAATAAATACAAAAACAATATTTACTACCGTTTCGCACTCGCAATGCTACCATTAATATATACACTTAATATCAAAATTGCCGAGAAAATATTCAATTGCGGACAATATCATAATTACAATACAGCGTATCTAATCTATTTTTTAATGATCGCAATTAATTTAATAATTATAAAAATGTTCTATTCTAATAATGGACTGTTGTAAAACGAATAAAAAAACGTGTAAGAGAAAGGAGGATGGAAGGGTATTCTCTCTGCCCAGAAAATTTACACGGAAACGTTGCCTCGCCGGAGCGAATGGGTTTACTATGCGGAGCTCTTGCGCTCCGTATAAATATTGTAAGCAACAAAAGGGTGGCGGGAGGCAACGATGTATATCTGTAGTGAATATGAACGGAATTACTGGTGTCATAAAACTGAAGAGTGGTAAAAATGGATGTACTGTCAAATACGATATTAATGGCCTAACGGACGGAAAACACGGTTTCCATATTCACAAGTGCGGTGATATGACAAAAGGGTGCGAGACCGGATGCGAACATTTTAATCCATTCAACAAGAATCACGGTGGTCCTCACTCTCAGGAGAGGCACGCAGGAGATTTAGGAAATATCACCTCTCTAAATGGAATATCTAAAGGTAGTATCACTGTAAAAGACATCTCTTGTGACCCTAAAACGAAGATATCAATCGTTGGCAGAATGTTTGTCATCCACGAAGACGAGGACGATTTGGGAAAAGGAGGAGACGAAGAGTCGTTGAAAACAGGAAATGCGGGAAAACGCATTGCTTGTTCTATTATAGGACTCGTTGAGTAATCACCAAAGGTAAGTAATCACCAAAGGTAAGTAATCACCAAAGGTAAGTAATCACCAAAGGTAAGTAATCACCAAAGGTAAGTAATCACCAAAGGTATATATGGCTAAGTATTTTAGCGTTATAGTATCCGCCCGATTTATCAATCTCCTTTTTAATGGCCTCGCTCCGCACCGGCGTCCCGCTATGCCTCTTAAAATAGTTGCGCATTCGCTTTCGCGTCGCATGATTGTCCTTTGCGTAGAGCTTTGATGGGGTTCGGTCCTTGTATTGCTGATATCCTAACCCGCCAAAATGTATGATGCGCGTCTTCTTTGTCACCCTATCCTCCACGACCACGGTATATTTTTTACCGTCCTTCTTGCTCTTTTCGAATTTAAGGATTCGCTCTTTCATATTTGGCTTTCCACCACCGATTTTAATCGTCTTTTTATTTGGAATTCGCGCTTTTTTACTCAATTTTAACGCCGTGCTACTAGGCTTACACCCCTCCAACAGTATTGCAGCGTCCACTTTCGCCGCCGGCCCTCCCGATACTGCGCTGTATAAACGCGCTTTCCCCCACGAATGTGCTGTCTGATTTGGTCTGGAACCGGCGGAGTAATACGCTCCCTGTCCCTTCTTTACTATTTTGTCAAGTGCCGACCGCTTACATTTAGTCTTTTTACTCAATTCAAGAATACTAATCGGTTTATTCTTATCCAAGCCATATAGTTCGGCTGCCTTGCTCGCCCAGCTCGTCTTGCGACTCTTGAATCCGGCAATTTTCTTTCTCGTGTGGTATTTACCCTCCTTATACGCACGGCGAGACTTTTTTAACTCGCTAGTTGCCTTCCCTCTTGATTTAGTAGAGAGATGTTGCGGCACGTAATTCTGTGGAATTCGCCGCATTATATATACTCATTACAAGAATATCCCGTTATTTCACAACAAAATGGAATTTTGGATTCACCCTTGTAATGAATACAATTTACATCTTGACAAGAACCGAGTGTTGCCATTAATCGCGAAGCCATACGGTCCCCTATAATTCCCTGAACGCACCCCTTCTCTCCGTTTAGAGTTACCATCCTATAATGTAACCGTTTAACATCCCCCAACTGGGTTAATAGAAAGATAAATTTGAACAATCTTCCCAACATTTATATTAAAATATGAATACTTTTATATGGATTGTTGTAAGAAATGTTTATGTCCAACAACACACGATACTGGGTCAAATCCGCAGACTAATTTAATTATGAACGACATTTCAGAGGAGGAAATGGCTAAAGTAATTCATAAATTAAATGACTCCAATGATATTAAACGCATACAAAATCTCAAAATACTTACAAAATCCTTCAATCACGGATATGATATTGATAATATTAATAATATTGACAATATCAAACAGAAATTCTATAAGCTACTTAATGAAAATATCCAGTTGAAATACGAGAATATACAAAATAATAAACACGGTTCAGAGACCAGAATAACATTGATTAAAAAACTACACAATGACCCGCTTTATATTAAGTCGCAGCTTAAAATAGAGGCCTACAAGAAGCGTATATCGCTCATGCTAACCGACGTCGAAGAACGAAATTACGTATTGAACCTCAAATATGTTAGCTATAATTTTAAGATTCAGTGTATTCAGATATCAATCATATTGCTCTCTACAATATCCGCGCTATTACAGGGTTCAACGCAGGTGTTTAATATTTTACCCGAAACTATCACTTTTTTTGGACTGTTCATATCGGCATATACCAGTTTTACACTGTCTGTTAGCAAATATATGAACTACGACGAGAGAAAAGAGGAAACACACTATCTAAGGAAACGTTTCGCCGACTTTTTAGTAAAGGTTCAAATACTTAATAATGAGTTAGAGCTATGGTCAACCTACAAATTCTGGGCGGACGTCTCTATTGCCACAAAAGTCGCCGATTGGAATCAAGAGGAAAAAAACATAAAACAGCTAATTGAGAAATTAGTAAATGAAAAACAAGAACTTTGTAGTGATTTTGAGAAAATACTAGATGCCATTACTCAAAAGAAATACCGAGAACGCGCCTCTGAGCTGCGAGTAAACAAATACAATAGAATGCTGTTATTTGATAATAAAAACGAAAAGAACATGATTAAACAAAACGAAAATCTTATTCAACGAAATCAAGAATTACAAAGCGAGGTAAATCTATACGATACCGTTAATAAAAAGGAAGGATGCTTTCCATAATTTATTATACACATATATTAATGACTTATATTCTGGCTATTATTGGCGTGTTTATTATTATTGGATTGCTATATTACAACAATAGATTATATGAATCTTTCGATAGCGAGACGTCTGAACCACCGAAGACGACAAGCGAACCAGAGCCAACCATATCAAAGCCCTCCTTATCCGAACCGGCGGATTACGCGGCGGGTGATTCTAACGACGAGACCCCTCCAAAACCAGCAATAACCAATCAACTATCATTATACAAGGCATATATGGATACAAACTGTAAGAATAACTACTGCTGTGAGGACGGAATGACCTTTAATGAAGATTTAGGTGTCTGTATCAAAAACAACGATAGCTCCTACCTATCGGAGTTTCATGCGCTCGGCACTTCTCATACACCGCCACCAAAATTGGACGATTTGAGATAACTAGAGGGAGTTCATCTCTTTTTTAGTAAGTTTTACCTGTTTACCAAGCTCCTTTAGTAGTTTTAGTTTTAATTTTTCATCCAAGTCTCGCGTGGTAGAGCCAGCAATAGCAATATACTGAACTTTGAGCGCCTCTGTATCCATCCAATCAGGATATTGCTTCTCGAATTCGGCACACCAACTCTGCTGGATTCCATATTCAGCATTTTGGATCACTTTCTCTCCAGTATTCTCTTTCCACCCCTCCTTCTCATCCTTTATATACCATTCCTGGTTCTTCAGATTGGTACAATGGAAGGGACGTTCTGTGATGGCAAGTGGCTGTAGGCTCTTGAGGACAACATTCGTGATACATTCCTTCTTCTCCTTCGAAAGGTCGTCCATGGTGATAAATAGCTGTTTTGCGAAATTCTGTATCGTCATCGCATCCGCACATTTCTCATTCAAAAATAGCTGAATATTGAAAACCTGATTGTTACTATTGTTGTTATTTCCTATTTTTGGAATCATTTCTTGGATTTGCTTATGTAATGATTCGTTTTCACACACAACCTTTAACATTATCTCCATCATATCCGTGTTAGTTTTATCGGGGTCTTCTGTTGTTTTTTCATCATCAGTAACGAATTTACACAGTTTTTTATGTCTACAGTAACCCGACTGAAACTTATATATTTTTCCACAACCACAATGGTAAGGATTATTAGGTGGAGAGTTTTTATTACCATTTTTACCATTATGCTTTATGGTCTGTAAATGTTTATTGAAATCGCTAATTCTATTAGCATAATAATCACACTTTTCACAGTGGTATTTTTTTGGAGAGTTTTGGAGAGTTTTTTTTACCATTTTTCCTTAATAAATGGTAATAAAAACTCTCCAAGCTTTTTACACAATATCTATATTTTGGACGATTTTCACTGACACCATAAAAACCCTACATACTTTTTGACAATCTCCCAGATAATTTCCTACATCACCTAGACAAAAATTTTTTTTTTTTTTTTTTTGAAAGTCATTTCATATATTTGAAAAAAAACACTTTTTTTTATTATTTCATTTTTGAAAATTGTTTTTGAGAATTAAAAAAAATAAAATTAAATTTTTTTCATTTATATCATATTCTCTATATCTGACATATATCTATCCAAATTGACACTCTTAAGCAGGGAATAATCTATTATTTTGGATTTATCACCAAATGTTCGTGGTTGCAGACCATTCACTTTCAACGGATATGGCCAATGTGACGTTGTTCTGCGTTCGCGAAAATACTTTTGGCGTTTGGTAGCGATAGTTTCGGTATTTTTGGGGTTGTTTTTCGGAAGGAAACAAACGTATTGCACCATTCGCTCCTCGGAATTAGGCGCACCATATTGATTCTGGTGAAATGTCCGCGAATCCCACAAAACCATTGCTCCAGCGGGTACGTGTAGAGTTCGCTTTAATTTTGACGCGTTGATTACGTCTTGCTTATCGATTAAATGCCAATTACCCTTACCAGTATTATTTTTAATCTCAAAATACTTGCTGTGAATTAAATGGGTTTTATCATACACCACTATCGTTCGCTCCTTATTATCGGTTAATGAAACTAAGCCCTGATAGCAAGTGTGCTTTTTTATAGTAGGCGATTGGTCAGTGTGTGTCCATATAGCATCCTTCTTCTTACATTGTTTTCCAATGTAACAAGAACCGTCAAACGACACTACCAAATCCTTAGTATTCCATAACCCACTGAATATTTCCTTCACCTTCGGTCTAGTTCTAATATACCACGCGTGTTCTTGGTGACCCGCCTCGTGATATTTATAAATACAGTGCGGGTTGATAGTGTTGTGTAAATAATCGTGATTTTCTATAGTTTGTTGCCACCCATAAAACATTCTCTTTGCCTCTACAATTTCGTCATTCGACAGAACGTTGGGCACTACACACCACCCGTGCTTATCCAAATGCGCTTTAATATGCTTAGTATCCATCATTATAGAAAATAATTAAAGGGTTGTGCGAATTTCAATTTTATAAACGCGGCGGATTGCTATCTATTTTGCCGCGGCGGTTAGCCACGATAGCCTGAAACGCGGATCTCTAGCATATAAGTATGTCATGTCGAGTGTAACCCCATCAATACCACCGATTAACTCCTCTAATGCGTATTTCAAATGGTCGCTTTCAATCTGACACGTCTCCCAATACGGGGATTGTATGACCATTATTATTACGAATTCCTTCTTATCGTGATTAATCTCTCCTACTATTATAAATAATACGTCCTTTGTTACACCTTTAGGAGTCCAAGACATATATATATTGCTATTATCGTCTTCTATTATTCTATATAAGTCGTCGATTCGTCGAATGATGTGCGCATCCTCCTTCATTATTTCCTTGCCACTACTCATGATGTTATTTTCCCAGTGGCGGGCGATAAAACGTGCCTTACTGGGAGTTAGTAGATTCAAATCGTTTGCGCGAGAAACAGGATTAATACGATATTCGCGATTATTACCCGATGGTAAATGAATAGGGTTGAGAGATAATACGGTGCCAAAAAAAAATATTAATAATAATATCGATTTCATTATTAATATAGATATATGCTTTATTTTTATATAAATGATACAAATTATATGTCATTCGCCCATTAGGATACGCCGTCCGGTTGTTATATGGTTCACGCAAATATTCGGGTTTTGAATGACTATATTCCCCGTATTAGTGCTGTGAATTACGCGTTTTACCCCCATTGTATTGATGCGTTTCATACAATCAATACAAGGAGCACTTGCCTTAAGCGTGTTATTCGAGTCAAGACGAACCACATACAACGTTATTTTCCTTGTTTTTTTACCACGCTTATTCACCTCTCGCAACGCAGCAATTTCAGCGTGACAAGTCATTGTATTCTGGATAAATCCATCATTGCTGTGACATCGGTAATTATTAAATCCACGACCTATAATGCGACCATTCATTACTGCGATACAGCCATGACGCATGAGACATTGAGAACGACTCGCCTGGTCGGCCGCAATCTCAATGAAGCGCTGGTCGCGATTAGACACCATTGTTATAGTTAATGCTATAATACATATAAGTTTTTATTGTTTCAATTTTACAAAGAATGCGAATTATTACTAACGACGCCAAGCATGTCTTTTACAACCATACCACTTACTTTCAGCACAATAACGATAACACGCATTCCGATGCCAACCCGATACGTCTCCGTTGGAAGCAGGACATTTTTTTCCTCCATAATCAGATTTTCTAGTTATTTTATATATTTTTCTATGAGATGAACCACTACATCCTCCCCACCAATGCCAATCACCCACACAATCAAGACATTTGTGACTATTACACGATCTTGTATCTGACGAAGGTCCACATTCGATACCTCCATACATGTTTACTTGTGATGTAGAACGGGTTCTGGTTTGTGTTCCGCCGCCACAGGGTTTTGAACACGCTCCCCAATTAGACCATGCTGATTGAACACAATCAACCGGACAAGGTTTAGTATTACATTGTCGACTTTGTTCTGATGCTTCACAAGTTTTACCGCCGTTCTTTGGTTGTTGTAATATGGAACGTGTTCTTGTTTGTGTTCCAGGACCACATGTCTCTGAACACGCTCCCCAATTAGACCATGTGGATTGAACACAATTCACATCGTGATTTCTAGTTTCTGTTAGTTTACCACACGGAGTTCCTCCATATTTTTCATTTATCTTTATTTGACGTCTTCGTGTTTCTGTTCCTAGTTGTTTCCCATTGCTGTCTAGATTTTTAATCCAGTCACCCCAACCATCACCTCCCCCAACATATTCACATTTTATAGGACAATTGTGGGTATTACACGGTCTTTCCTTAGGTTCTGGACATTGAATTGCCTCTTCATTATTACCCTGAAAATATCCATCCAGAGGAGGTTGTGTTATATTAAAATAAATTTGTTGCACACCACCACCACAAGGTTTATCACATTCACCGTATCCATTTATATCATATACACCCAGACAATCTTTAGTTTCATCTATACCATCGTTTCCCTCTATAATTTTTTCATTTAATTTGCTATTGTAAATTAAAAATATTAAAATAAATGCTACAAATATATATATTATTACCATAATCATATATATATTATAAATATTATTCGGGACATTTTTTTAAATTGCACTTCGTATATTTATGCTTAGGACACTCCTTTCCCTCTACCCGTTTACCCCTAAACCAACCGGGCTTAGGATATCTGGTTATATTATATATATTTTCCCGAATTCCTACACCACATTTCTCACTACAGTCCTTTTTATAACCGGTATAACTACCTTTACAATCTATTGCACAATATTCTGTATTGCACTCTTGCTTTTCAATTTCATCGTGTGTATAATTACATCTTATCGCTGCTTTAAACTCATCATTTAAATATCCATCTTTGGCGTTTGTTGTAATGCTGAACGAACGTTTGCGCTCCCCATAATCTCCTTCGCCTGGAAAACAATTCTTGTCGCATTCACTCCAATTACCCCACGAACCAACACAATCAATCGGACAAGGAAGCGTATTACACTCCTCCTCACGAACATCGCCATCCGCATATGAACACTTAATACCCCCTGGTCCCGCCGGCGATAGTATTCGGTACAGTTTCTTTCTGACACCACCACCGCACTGTTTGTCGCACGAGCTCCATTCGCGGTCCCAAACACCAATACAATGCTTAATCTCAACCGCTTGTCCAGAAGCAGGTTTACTGTCTCCCCCAACTAGATATTTTTTAATTTCGTCTAATGTTATAGAATATTGGCTCTCTGTTGGTTTTTTATCAGGATTAGCGGCACCAGGTTGTGGGTATTTCCACGCCTGTTCCTCTAAAATATTGTTGGGCGAATCATATATATGCTCGTTAAAATGTGTAGGCGTGCTTACCTCCGTTATAGGTGTATCTATTTCAAAACCTTCAAACTGATTATTAATAACACCAATATTGATAAATGATAATCCGATTATAATAACCAAAATTATTACTAAATATTTATAAATCATATTATATATTTTAATAACATTAATATACTTACAATATTGGAGACAAAGTTACCAATAAAAAATTGAAATGAATTATATAATTATAGAGGAAGCATACAAAACAAGAACGACATACAATGTCATCCAAGAAGTTTACTGGACGTAAAATGCGGGCGGATGAGCTTTCCATCCACATATACAGCGAAGCCGATGAAGGACGAGTGCTCCTCAACGACGAGGATACTGTTCTCGCACCTATTCTCAAGAAGTTCGTGGACAATGACATACAGCGTCTCATTATGGGATTTATAGGCGAGGTGAATGCGCCGATTACTTGCGACTACGACGACCACGACGACGAGGAGGAGAACTACGACGACGACTTCGTAATCGACGAGAAAGAGCGGATTCAGGAGAGGTATGAGGCGCAAACAGAGCGGTATGAGGCGCAAACAGAGCGGTATGAAGTATACGAATGGTAGTGTGTTTAAAATGCGCGATTAAAATAACAAACTATTAGAATATGAAACATAGTATAGTAGTATTTTTTATTGGGTTGGTTAATGGTAGCGCTTTTATGTATCCGCGTCAAAAAGCCAATTTATTGTGCCATGCGCGAAAAAAGCACACAGAGCACGATTATTACGACGAATATTCCGAACCTGAGCCAAAGCCAGCCAAAACGGGTGTTAAGCAACTATTTTATCCCAAGAGCCTAAAACAAGAGCAATATTACGATGATATCCGGGATGACGATGTCAAGATAGTCATTGCGTCAGGTCCGGCTGGCACAGGCAAAACGCTTTTTCCAACACAATACGCCGCTAAATTATTGCTCGATACCAAACAGAAAATCGTCCTCACGCGCCCGCTAATCAGTGTTGACGAGGAATTAGGATACCTGCCGGGAAATATCAACCAAAAGATGGATCCGTGGATAATTCCGATTTTCGACGTGCTGCGCGAATTCTACACACAAAAGGAGCTGAATACGTTAATCGCCGAGAAACGCATAGAAATCGTTCCGCTCGCTTTTATGCGCGGCAGAACCTTCAAAAATACCTTCATTATTGGAGACGAACTACAAAACACCAGCAATAAACAGCTATTAATGCTTCTAACACGATTGGGCGAAAATAGCAAGATGGTAATCACGGGCGACGTGAATCAGTGCGATAACAACGAGAATGGACTTATGGACCTCCTTACCAAGATTAACCGCAAATACGCCGACGATGCGTTGCTAAGAGCGAAGGAAATATCGTTGATTGAGTTCACAAACGACGATATTCAAAGAAGCGCCATCATTGAAACGATTCTTGACATTTACGCAGATTAAGTATTTAATGATGATTTAATTAAAAAATTGAATTAACCCGCGAGACATAAGCAGACCACATAACTATGAACTCTCTAATCATTCTCATCCTCCAAAACATTATGATGGATAATAAGAATATTTACAGGCAGACGATTAAACCAGTCTACGAAAATGTAAACATCAACAAGAACGCACACAAGTGGCGTCAAAACATGAAATATAACAACCGGATTGCTAATAAAAATAATAGGTTTCGCTACAACAACCAACGTCGCCCTATCACTCGGTAGGTTCACTCACTAATACTACATATAACTAATAAACTAATAAGGTCTGTATACGCGCAATATTTTTTTTAAAGTGTCTGAGTGAATAATATTTTTAGTATTTTCCTTATCAGTTATATCGTATGTCCACATAGAAATGTTATTCTCCACCATCGTATGCTCTGTAAAATCGGCCAACTCTTTGCGCGATTCAGTAATGAAGTCCAAAAGATATGGTTTTTTTTTAATCATAAGCGCGGTGGGCGTATAATCCGGTGATACGTCGAGGATAACCACGCGCTCCTGCGCACATTTCTTTGCCACATCGATGATTCGCTTCCGTTTGTTCGCATCCACATTGTGTAAATAAAACATCGTCGTCGTAATGTCGTATTTTTCGGGCGGATTCCATGCTGTAATTACGCCCAACTTAAACTTCTTGTCGGGGTATTTGAGCGCGGCAGCATCGATTGCCTTGCGGTTGTTATCGATTCCGAGACTTCCGCTCGCGCACGACGTCGAATCGCCCACACCACAGCCAATATCCAAAATCCGTTTATTTTTACCTTGCAAATCAATAACGAACTTACGAATGTCGCTACATGAATTGCTCCCATTATTGGTTTTAATTGGAAACATAAACTCCCACGAGTCCCACGCGAACACGGAACCAACCGACAATGACGCTGCGAATAGGGCTAGCAATGTGCCCGCTCGAAATTGCATTAATATAGTTGTATACTTGAATTTAAGTAGTTTTATAGAAAGGTAAAAACATATATCCAGAAAAATAACATTACGATAAAAGAGAAGGTTGTTACTACCTCCATACGGGTCTGGTAGAGAGAAATATGCTTATTGTGAGTTATCATTTGCCAGAAGTTGCCATCATAGTCAAGGAGGTTTGTAACGAGTATGATATTAAATACGTAAGCTCACCGAATATCTTTACGGCTTATTTTTCGGCAATTAAAAATATTGCGCTAATAAACAAATAAATTGAATCTAAACTCGCAACTAAAATAATGTCAAAATGGCCGAGTTAAATAACGTATTCACAATGCCAATCAGTGATATTATCTATGCGGTTTTATTAGGAATAGCTGCGTTTCTAACCATATACATAATTATCCCAATTCTATCAGCCTTCGCCATTATGTGCGTATTTTCCATCATATGCGAGTCCTATAGTATGGTTAAAAATACTATAACGCTGATTAAAAATATTTATAAAGGCGCTACGTCTGATATTAAAATTGTGTTGGATGGATTCTTAGTATTCGCAACAGTATATTACACATTGTCTATGCTACTCCAATAAATTTACAGGACTATTGCTAATAAGTATTAGACGATTATAACGCTCCTCTGTCATTTTATAGTTATTTTTTACCACGAGATTTTTAAGAAGCCATTGTCGCCGCTTTCCCTCATGCCATAAATCATAGTAATCGGGGATTATGAACCTACCAAACCATTTACGATATTGTTGATACAATAGCTCAGCTCTCATAGTATTAGCCGCACTGTAGTCTGTCGTGAGATTATAGACGCCCGCATACTGCTTTACAATGACCCATATGTTATATGGAAGTGCGTATTTGCCGTTTTTTTTGATTAAATACATCATAGTTATTGTATATTTGTTATTGTATATTTGTAATTGTATTAATTCAATTTTAAAATTGAATTAGTATATAGCTCGTTAATTACACTATAACAATGAGTAACGTGCGTGAAACCTGGAATAATAAGTCTCACCCATCCGTAGCGGGATGGACACGCGAAAAATTTATTCGCGGCGCCCATACTAAAAACCCCAACGAAGCATACTATGTATATTATTCGCCAACCGGAAAACGATTTCGCTCCATTAAAAATGTAAACAGATACATAGAGGCCAACAAATCAAGCGTTAATAATATTAACGTGGTCTTTGCAACAGTATCCAATACGACTGTAAATATTACTATCAACGATAATGGTAGCGTTCATATTCGATGGCAAGATATTGTATAATTAAAAATGTTTCGCAGTTCACTTTTCGCAGTTCACTTTTCGCAGTTCACTTTTCGCAGTTCACTTTTCGCAGTTCACTTTTCGCAGTTCACTTTTCGCAGTTCACTTTTTTTAGCCCCTTTCTAGAAAAATTGATTAAGATATTACCCGTTGATATTAGATATCAGTATGGATCTAATTAAAAATATGCCAGATGACGTTATTTATGAAATAATGTCTTTCAGTCACTCGGAGATTACTTTCAAATTTAGTATGGTATTAAGACAAATGCTTTATTACGCAAATGATTATACTAGAGTTAATGTTAGTTTCGTAACATATATGCTTGCGCGGTGCGATAAAATGTCGTTACGGGCTTAGCATGTATCCCCGCTCGTATTTACAGACCCTACGCTCGCGGACCCCACCGTGGAAACTTCCCATGCGTCGTCGCTCTCATATTCAATGCTGGCCCCCGTCGTCTCCTCTAAAAGTTGAACGTTTTCTTGTAGTTCAGTAATAATATTGTTCTTATATTTAATAATATTGTCCGATGCTTTTTTACTCTCCGTAACCTCGTTCTCCAGAAGTGCTATGCGTTGCTGTTGACGCTTTAAGTGGCGGGCCTGCATTCGCAACTTATTATCTTTCTTTGCGCTTTCAACGCGCAGTTCCTTGATTAACTTAATATTCTCATCCTTTCCCAGATGTTTCATCCAATTACAATGCGCCTTGGTCTTGAAATGTTGAATAAACTGTTGTCGGTTATTGAGCGTTCTTCCTGATATGCAGCGGCACGTATATACTGATTGCTGCCCCCGCGTATATTTTTCATAGGGGCACGCGTCGGTATATTCGCCCGTATCCTCGTTGAAAACTGGCGCATACTCTTCGATTTCGGTTCTTACTAGCTGATTCATATACCATTTGTTCTTGTTAACTTTATAAATCAATTTAATAGCTTAATACCCGAATAGTTATTATTTATTATTTATTAAATTGATAATGAACTTTATTATACTGTTTGTAGTAGAATATGAGCGACATTATTTCGCGTGTCAACGAGCTGCCCAGCGAGATTTCAGACCTGATAATGTTTATGGCTAGGCCGCGATTGCCGACAGCAACCCAAAAGGAAATACATTTGGAGGCGGCATTGATACTATGCGAGCAGCATTATAACTGGTGGTATCCAAAAATGTGCCGCTATTGGCATCTCAACGATATTGAGACCACGCACGAATTCCCTGATATTCATAATTACGGCAAGTCCATCGGTATATATTTTACTAAAGATGAGCTCATCTTCATAGCGGCCCAGCTTTTGAAATGCGGATGCTGTAAGCGCCACTCGCAGGGCATTTTGGCCACTCCACATTGCCACAACATTCGCCCACGCCAGTCCCACCGCGCCACGAGACAAATGAAAAATTATTACGGAAATAATGCCACGTGTACGTGCCCGTGTAGACACTTTCTGCGAGTGGCAGCACACCACAACCTGATAAAAATATCTTAGGCGGAATTATTTATTATAAATTGACTTAAATTCATAATAAATATAATAAACAATTATGGACGACGATAGTTTTATAGAAACCGGCGACAATCTAACAGAGATTTTTTCTATTTTAGAGGCGAACGACGAACAGCTACGTTGTATATGGAAACGCATCGAAGAGCAATCAACAATGGTGAAAACCCTCCAAACACACATTGTCATGGGCAACAATGAGCAGGTTAAATTTACGGTCGAGTTAAAGTCCCAGTCGGATATGCTAACCGATATGAAACGGAATATCGTGGAGAGACAAAATAAGAAAATAGAGGCAGAGCTCGCGTTGGTCTATGAAAGGATTAGCGACGACGAGAAAATAAGCTCATTTATGCTGATTATAATGAGCATTCTCCTCGTGTCCGTGATGATTCAGCACTACGATATGGGAAACATAACAACCGTCCCGATTTACAGAAATATTTATTTGAATAGCACCGAGTTCTAACTCACCGCGCATTTGTGCGTATCTCCGACCGTAAGCTTGTTCACTTCGTCGCCCAACCGATTAATATCCCATCGCTGTTCCACATTCTTTTTGATACAATTGCTGATTATATTTTTCCAGTCCGCGTGTTTTACGTTGTCTAGGGAATGGACGAGCTCGATATTTTCCATGTAGGTTCTAATCGTCCCCGTATTGTACTGATTAAACGGTTTAACGCCGGTGAATATGTAATATAAAATAAATCCCAAACTGTAGACGTCGGCCTTGAGATTATAATGCTTCCCTAGATAAACCTCCGGCGCCATATACCGAATGGTTCCTGTTCCGCCCGTAAGTTTGTATATGCTGGATTCGGGCATATGGCGGCTAAGACCCAAGTCGGTTAGCTTGACGTTATTAAATCGGTCGATCATTATATTTTCGGGTTTTAAATCGCGATAGATGATTGGCGGATTACACGAGTGGAGGAACTTTATTACGTTAATGAGCTGACTACATATCTGATAGCGCGAGTATCTAGAGAGGCTCGAGGACATCGTCTTGCTGCGAGTCTTGGCGGAAATGAACTCGCCGAGATGTTCGCCGTCTATCTTTTCCATCATTATATAAAAATCGTTTTCTTCTGCGTCGTAGCTGGCGCCCAAAAACTGAACCAGATACGGGTGGCGCAATTGAGACCAGAGCTGTATCTCGTTCAGCAGGTCTAACAGTTGCGAGAGCTTTTTATATTTTGGCCGCTTCACAACGATGTCTATCCCTCGCCACTGGCACGTATTCACATACGAATTGCTGCCCTCTCCAATTTTCGTCCCAATCGTCAGCTCCTTTATGTCGATTAACCACTTTTCGGACTTCCCGCGCGCAAGCATGCTGTTAATTTTACCGATTACATCCGTTTTGTCCAATAGCGCTAAACACTGAAAACTGGGATATTTAGTTAAATCCTTGAATTTATCGGTCGTATTATTAATTTCGGGACTGGGCGGTGGAGTGAGAGCGTCGTCGTCAATATGCGGTACGGTTCTAATCGGCTGTAAGAGCGATTCCATTTATATATACCTGTAATATGTCTTTAATCTTTATAAATATTCTATCTTTATAATATAATGCCATCCGAACATAATATTATGACCTACTACCAGTCATCGTTGAGAACAATCGGTCAGTATATGTTGGTCTCGCTAGGTCTACTAACATACAGTCGTTTTTACAGAAAACAGAAGAACGAGCTCTACAATACCGCGTTCATTGCGCTGAGCCTTCTCATTCTACTCATAGCCTCCTTCATATGTTTTTTCCTAATCCAAGACCTGAACCGTTACAAGGGGAGCGACGAAGACAAGACCGCGCACATCGTGAAGTGGTTGATTATTCCAAAATTAATACTGGGTGCGAATATATGCATCGGCGCGTTCGGCGCCGTGACTCTGTTTAGAGAGGTGAGAAAATTATAAAATTGAAACACATTTGGACGATATTATATGCGTTATAAACACTGATACTATGAATACTGATACTATGAATACTGATACTATGAATACTGATACTATGAATGCCGATGCTAACGTTAATCGTGTAAAACCTGTATTCAAAATTCCATTCCTGCCCAAAAAAACCAGCGACCGAAAACAGAATCAGATATACTGGAATCAAAAGAAGAGGCGATTCGACACCTGGAGCGGGACGAATCTATTGTGCTGCCATTTTAAACAGCGCGCCATGTGCCGCGACGGATGTGGAGGCGTGTTTATCTGCGTGCACGGAAGGCGCAAGAACACGTGTCGCGAGGAGGAATGCGGAAACGGGTCCTCATTTTGCGAGCACAATAAGCACCGACAATCCTGTCGTATATGCTCGCCCAATTTATACTGCGAGCATAATCGCCAGAAATACAACTGCTGGGACTGTAACCCCGATAAATTCTGTAAACACCATAAGCGGCACGGAAAATGCGCGAAGTGCGAAGAGTCGTGATTACACACACACACATCCGACAATATCTATGCTTGTAAAAAAAAATTGAAATGATTTTTTACCTTGCTATATATCAGCACCTAAAGACAATTATCTACAAGAAGCTATAAGCAACAACAAACAACAAGCAACAACAATGGCCAGCCGAAAGTCCCCATACATGTATTCGCCGTCGTGCGGAACGATGCCGAACACCTACCGAAAGCTCTCGTCCTCGTGGGACGCCAAGACCGGCACCCGCGACCACCTCGCCAACGTGTTCTGTAATACCACGAAGAGCGACGCCGTGTTGCACGTCCCGGCGATTATGATGGCGCTGCTCAACGACCTTCACGCGAATTCGGATATGCTCAAGGAGCTCCAGTGCGTTAATCCGGGCGCGGTGAAGATGGGCAACGACGCGCGAACCATCTGGATATACAGCATGCGGCCCTCCGACGCGATGCCGAAAAACGCCGAGGAACTGGAGCGCCTATACTCATTCGTCCGCACATTCGCCAAGAAGCACCTCGACGCCGTCGCATACGACTATGTGACTCAGCACATCCACATTGCCGTCTGCTTCTTCGTGTGGTTCTTCACCAAGCAGAGCTTCTACTACTACACGAAGGAGATTCGCCAGACGACGCGCGGCGGAATCCAGAAGCAGTGGCGGTCCGTCCTCCTCACGCGTGTTCCGGCAGTAATGGTCGTCGCTCAAAACACCACCGTGCCAAAGGTGCGCGGCGACGTTCACCAGAAGACCATTCTGGCGAAGCTCGAAGAGGAGCAGACCAGCCTTAAGACGGAGATTAAGAAGCTCCTCGACTCGGTGTGTGAGGTGGATTTTGAGGACGACGCGCGCCTTCGCGATACGATGGCCCAGACTATGAAGGTGGGGAGCACGTGCTACATCACCGGCAAAAAAAGCAAAAAACTACAAAAAGCATACCAGGACTACGTGAAGGTCACCGACAAGGTAAATAAAACCCGTAAATCGCTGTTTCAGATAGAGACCGCGGAGAGAAAAATGGCGCTAGCCATAACGGCGCCCGCTCCAGCGGAAGACGATTGGGGTGAGCTGGGCGCACCACCCTCCCCGCCCAAGCTAATTCGTCAGAACGCCGAATTTCCAGAGCTCTTGGGCGTGGGGTCGCCCGGCGGCGCTACGGTGGTGCCGAGCGCGCAACCGGAAGCAATCGTCGACGAAGACGTGCCCGAATCGTGGGAGGACCTATAAGACAATATGTAGCTCGCGTAAACTACTGGCATGGTAATAACCAACTATAATTATATAATTTTATTTATTTATTTTTATTTATTTTTATTTATTTATTTTTATTTATTTATTTATTACACGGACACGAGGTTGAGATACTAATAAAATATAAATTAAAGCGGTTTAAACAAAAATCTATAGATATATTTATTATGAAGACCGGTCTCGTAGCGCTCCTTCTTTCCGCATATCTTGGAAACGCCGGCGTTGTCGCGTTTACGCCTCCCACTCCAAACGGTCAAACCCCTCCGACCGTGCTGAAGAATACGAAGGACCTTTATGTTCCGGGCAAGGCACCGAACGACATCCTGGGCAGCACACCACCCACCAAGACCCCGCATCCGGTGCCGACGCCTCCGATGATCGTTCAGGGCGGCTCCCTCCGCACCTGGTCTTACCGTTCCCCCTACGTGGAGCAGGTGCAGGTCGTCCTCGCGACCGAAGGGCGTCCGCTCGACGCCGACATCGAGCTCTGGAATGGACCCGACAACACCCCGCACAAGATGCGCGTGTATGTCGAGAACGGCCAGATGCGACCCTTCAGCGCCACGATTAATACCCCGCGCGGACCGAACACGGTGGCCATTCGCAATATCGGACAGCTCGAGTTCCCGTTTGCCGCCGAGGTGGTGGCCAACGACGTGGACCTTCCGTCGGAGGAGTGCATCGCCAACTCGGCGACCATCCAGGGCGGCGCGCTTCGAACATACCCGTTCGCGCCGGTCGTAGAGTCCGTCCAGGTGTTCCTCAAGACCGACGGCCGTCCCCTCAACGCCCGAATCGAGCTCCTTCAGGGTCCCAACAACAACAAGCAGGTGATTGAGCTCTACACCGAAGACGGCTTCGAGCGCCCGTTCTTCTGCATCATCAACACGCCCTGGTCCGGCAACGTGGTTCGCATCGTCAACACCGCCCCCGTGGAGTTCCCCATGACGGCCGCGGTAGTCCCACACTCCATTAATAACGATTTTTTTTCGGGCGCCGTGGTCGGAGGCGACGTGACGATGGGCGGCAACTTCGCCTGGTGAGCAGCATAAAAAAATATGATATTATTATACTATTATATTTTTTAGACATATTGACATATTGACTTAGAGGTTGTTGTTCGCCTTTATATCCAGCGTGTAGCGTCGCAGATTAAAGAGGTCGGCCACCTCCTCCGACAGGTCGGGCACCTTCAACAGCTGGTAGCTCTTGTTCTCTGGATAGAGGCAGACCAAGACCATCGAGGTGACGGTCTTTCCGTAGTTCTTTTCGATTAGCGCCTTATACGTGTTGAGCTGGAGCGAATAGTGCCAGAAATTCGTATCGGGAATGTGCTCGATACAGTGTGTGTGGGAGAATTTCATAAAGGACGACGTTTTATGGATGCCTTTGGACCGTTTCCAGTCGTAAATCATCAGCGTTCCGTCGGGATTTTCGTATACCATATCAATGCTTCCGGCGAAGCGCAGCTCCGCGTCCCAGACCATCCACTCGGTGCGATACGGAACGAAATCGGAATGGTCCTCGAGAAACCGCTGGAAATAGGCGTATTCGACAGAGTCGTTGCTCACGTCCATCCCATTGTAGTAGCACTCGATGTCGTAGTGCATCTTCGTGCCCGCCTGCGCCGCCTCGTCGCGGTTCGCCTCCCACTGCGCCTTAATTTCCTCGCGCGTCATTCCGTAATACTTGCTCTGCGCCCATTTCCTGCCGTTCATCATATTCGTAATGATGGCATCCGCGTTGAACTCGGCAAAATGGCTGTGGTTCCACGTGGTCACCGACATGAAGTCGCTCTCGCCGTCAATCGTGTAGATGTGCGGTCCCTCTTCAAAACTAATGTGCGCGTCGCGCTCGTGCGGATTCTGCTTCGCGAGCATATCCACCGCCATTATTTACAACATATTTAATACGTTTTAAATAATCAATTTTATTTTATTTTGAGTGAGTTGTTAAATGCGTGGGTGGCGGCTTGTCGAACTTCTTGATTAGCTTCATTAGCTTGGTCTTCATCAGGTTGTATAATGGGTGGATTTAATTCTCTATTTATTTACAGGTGCTTCGGCGGGACACCCGAGTTGTGATAATTTCTCATATACTACGACTAATTTCCCGTCTAATTCAAGCAATTTTTTCTCTAATAATTCAACCTTTACTTCTAAATCTGTCTGCGTATTGTCTGTTTGCGTATTGTCTGTTTCGTCCATTTATATGTAATATTAAGATTTTAATTTTTAATAAGAAGACCGAAAGCTACAACCTATCAACATTTTTAACTTAAGCATAAGCAGACCGAAAGCTACAACCTATCAACATTCTTATAAACATATATTGAATGCCGATTGACGGCGCTATCCAAGTAAACATGAGTTTGTTTGCGGCTGTGTCGACATATACACTAGTAAAACCAAGAGTGTTCGAGTTTTTTTCATTTGTAATTATGTAAACACCACTTGTTGTTGCTAATGGCAAACCAACGTGTGCCAATGGTATACTGCTTGTGCCGGACGTACTCGTTGCATTGATAATGAAATAACCATTTATGTTTAATAGATTACCAATTTTAGTATAGGACAATAACTGCTCAAAGTTTTGGTTGGCGCCAAACTCTCTTGACATCGCCACCGAACCAATTTTAATATTTGGGTTTGCCAAGAAGGTTTTGCCTGTTCCTACACTGAGACCCCATGGACTATTCATATCAATCAAACCTGTTACTTTGATATTTCCACCCACCGCTAATTTTTCTTGTGGGTTTGTGTTGTTAATCCCTACATTGCCATTCGCATTTATCACCATTCTTTCAGTCAAGGCGGAACCCGCGCTCCCAGGTGCTTTTGTTTTAAATATCAAACCACCAGGAAAATTATTAAGGTCGTTGTTAGTACCTGCCTTAATATACCCTCCAATTGAACCTATTTTCCAGTTAGCATTTTGAGGGGAAGTAGCTGAAAATAATAGGTTTGATGTTGTGTATAGCGTATCAGTACTATATATTTTTTTAAGTTCCAATTGTTCGCTTGGGTCTGTCGTCCCAATCCCTACACCGTCGGCTACCGTCAAGTGATTCGCGGTAATAGTCCCATCGATGTATCCATAATAAGCAAGTTCGCCAATAGATAGGTTATTGGCGCCATTTTGAGAAGCCGTAATTTTCAACCTAATATGCTTATACGCATTCGTAGCATTAGCTACAATATACTGATCATTACCTGTACCATCTGTTATAGAGGTGGAGATCGACGTCGCGGTGTTGGCGGCGGCCGTTCGGGGTTGTTCAATATCGACATAATTTGCTCCATCGTTACTTCCTTGTAATGTCCAAGCTGACGGGCCCTGAGCGTTCGAGCTCGCCGTGTTGTACAGTAGGCGCGGCCATATTTTATATTTAGTAATATGTACAGCATAAGGAAACTCAAAATCAAGGTTTTCTGTGACGAATGGATCTCCCGCGGCGGCCGCACTGTTATGCCAGACATCATCATTCACAAGTGACCCATTGAATGCGTTACTTGGGACGTAATTAGCATTATGTTGCGTGGTAGAAGTTGCGGTTCCTTGAGAACTGCCAGTTCCAGTCAGACCACCGGCTCCTGCTAATAATAGAATTTGACCACTCCCGACACTCAAGTTATTCCTAATGTCCACGTTCCCGCTAATGTCCACGTTCCCGCTAATGTCCAGCACTCTGTTTGCGGGAATAGTATGGTCTGCGGGGTAACCCATCGCTATGTTCTTAAATAAACCAGTTCCGCCAGACATATAATAGTTAATTATTTTTAATTTATATTTAAATACGTTGTCAATCAAAAAATTAAACGAAATGTCCTGATATTTTAAATTCACATTTAAGCTAGTTTTATTATCACTAATGCTAACCGTAACACCATCCAAATCAGTGGGTTTAATTGTATTATATGAAAAGTCTGGCACGTAATCGGTAATATTAAACGACGGTTCTATAGTTATTGTTTCGTTACCACTATTAGGATAATAAAAAAACTGATAGCTATTGTCCTCCGCATTATAGGCAAGGGTGCCCGAGCTATCATTACCATAATAATTACCATAATTATTATTAACAACATCATTTACAATATTAAAGCTAAATTCGCTCAATACGCTGGATGATACGAGCGTTAACTTCACGGTTCGTTTATACGGGTTGGGTCTCTCCTCCCAATCGTCCACGCTTATTATTTCGAAGGACGTGTCGGTGCCCGATACGGCAAGGTCCGACACGTCTATTACGATTCGGGAAACGTCGGCGTAATCCACAAACCTAAACGACAGGTCGGCTTTCACGTTCGAGACATCATACGATACGTCGAAC